CCAAGTTGATGTTGTTGTAAATTTTAGAACGCCTGTTGATATTAATCAAACCACTGGCTTGTATAACTTTGCAGGACCTAATCACATGGACATGTCAAAGGATCCAAAGGCAGGACCTGCAATTGGATTTACAGGTGCTTATTGTGTCACTCTTGTAAAGAACTTTTTTAGGAACGGTGAATTTAGACAAGTTCTTGAAGGATTTAGAAGAGGCGGCCAAGAATATAAAACTATTGCTAAAAAAGAAAGTACTATTAATTCTAACAATCCTCCAAATAGCGGTCAAGGCGGCACATCATAATGTATACAAAAAATCCAAATAACTTTGATACAATCCCAGCAGGTGTCAATAGACCTAAAGAAGGTATATTTTTAGCTGAAGTAGTAGGACATCAAGATAAAACCAGTATGGGAATTCTTGAAGTACGATTACATAGATCATACGGCAATACTATTGCAAGAGGACAAACATTTCAAGCAAAGTTTATGAGTCCGTTTTATGGGTCAACACCGTATGACGGTGTTACACAGTCAGACGATTATCCTAACACACAAAAAAGTTACGGAATGTGGTTTGTTCCGCCTGACGTAGGCACAACTGTAATTGTAATTTTTGTACAAGACGATCCTAAATACGCCTATTGGATAGGATGTGTACCAGATGAAGGTATGAATTTTTCAGTTCCAGGATTAGCTGCTACAAAATTTACAGTAGATGGTAGTGGCCGAGTTCCTGTAACTGAGTACAATAGAAAAGTAAATGATGGTACAAAAAGTGATACTACAAAAATTTTAAAACCTAAACATATATTTACAGATGTGTTAACAGAACAAGGATTATTAAAAGACGACATACGAGGAATCACTACATCCAGTGCAAGAAGAGAAATACCAAGTAGCGTATTTGGCATTAGCACTCCAGGACCGTTAGACAAAAATGGTCCTACACAAAAAATAGGAGTTGTAGGTAGACAGGCAGAACAAGTCCCAGTAAGCAGACTTGGCGGTACAACTTTTGTCATGGACGACGGAGACGATAAGTTTATAAGAAAAACATTAGCCAGCGAAGGTCCGCCTGAATATTCTTCTTTAGAAAATCTTGAAACTACTGGCTTGAGAAAAGTTTTACACAATGAATTAGTTCGCATTCGTACTAGAACCGGTCATCAAATTTTAATGCACAACAGTGAAGATTTAATTTACATTGGCAATGCTCGAGGTACAACTTGGATAGAACTAACTAGTAACGGCAAAATTGATATCTACGCAGAAGACAGCATCAGTATTCATACTGAAAAAGATTTAAACATTAAAGCAGATAGAGATATTAATTTAGAAGCAGGCAGAAATTTTAATGTAAAAGCAAAAAATAATATTCATGTAGAAGCTGATTCTGAAATTGAAACACTAGCTGGTAAAGATACTAAAATTACAAGCGGAACAACATCACATATCAATAGCGGAACAACTCATTTAGAAACTGCTGGAAAAATTTATATGAACAGTTCTGAAGTTGCTGAAAAAACAAAAAAGATAGAAGTTTGTACAGTTCCAAACAAGGAAGGTATTCACGACTTAGAATCAATAATGATGCGTGTTCCACAGCACGAGCCATGGCCACATCATGAAAATTTAGATCCAGTATCTTTTAAAAATACTGATAGAGAAACTACAAAATCAATTGCTACTCCCAAAGCATATCAAGAATATACAACAAAAACAGATACATTTGAAAAAATCTTGCCGCCAGGACGTAGTGAGCAAAGGGGACCATAATGAGCGAAAACTCAAAATTATACAATAAAATTGTTTTATCACCAAATCAACGAAACGACCTTATAGCCCCTAAAACTTACAAAGGTTTCAGTACAGTTAGTCAAGAAACTGAAAATTTTGCTTTATATGATTTTCAGCTAATCCAACAGGATTTGTTAAATCATTTTCATACTAGACAGGGCGAACGATTAATGAACCCTGCATTTGGAACTATTATTTGGGATTTGTTATTTGAACCGTTGACAGACCAGCTTAAAGATTTAATAGTTGAAAATGTAAACACAATTATAAACTATGATCCTAGAATAAGTGCAAGCGAAGTGTCTGTTAGACAATATGAAACAGGTATACAATTAGAATGTGTATTAACTTATCTGCCCTACAATATTAGTCAGTCAATGCAATTGAGATTTGATCAAGCCAACGGACTATTGTTAGGATAAAGTACGCATATTATTTTTATCGATAAATACTGTTATTAGGATAAATCATGACGGTTACTGCTAGACAAAATAAACTTTTAATATCAGAAGATTGGAAAAAAATATACCAATCCTTCAAAAACGCCGACTTCCAAAGTTACGATTTTGAAAATCTTCGCAGGACAATGATTGATTACATTCGTCAAAATTATCCTGAAGATTATAATGATTACATTGAGTCTAGCGAATACCTTGCCCTAATTGACCTTATTGCGTTCTTAGGCCAAAGCATAGCTTTCCGTGTTGACTTAAATGCTCGTGACAATTTTTTAGAGTTAGCAGAACGTCGTGAAAGCGTATTGCGTCTAGCTAGACTATTATCTTATAACGCTAAACGTAATGTCGCTGCCAGCGGATTGTTAAAGTTTTCAAGTGTTTCAACAACTGAAAACGTTTCAGATAGCACAGGACGAAATTTATCAGGACAAATAATTAACTGGAATGATGCCAGTAATGCTAACTGGTATGACCAATTTATTAAAGTTATAAATGCTGCATTTCCTAAGACACAACAGTTTGGAAATCCAGCTGCCAGTGATATCATCTACGGAACACCAGTTGATCAATATATTTTTCAAAATAACACAACAGGGCTACCAGTATTTGGTTTTAGTAAAATAGTAGCTGGCAGGAACATGGATTTTGAAGTTGTTAGTACAACATTTAAAGGGCGTTCTTACATCTACGAAGAAACTCCTAAACTAGGAAATAAACTAAGTTGCATTTACAAAGATGACGGCCGCGGAACAGGCAGTCCAGGGTCTGGTTTTTTCTTGAGGTTTGTACAAGGAACACTTAATACAGGAAGTTTTACAATTACTCAACCAAGCAACAATCAATCGGTTGATATTGACAGTCAAAATATTAATAATGATGATGTATGGTTGTATCAACTAGATACTGAAGGTAAAGAATCTGCACTCTGGACTAGTGTTTCAAATTTTGAAGCTAACAACATTATCTATAATAGTATTAATAAAAATATAAGAACAATTTTTTCAGTTATAACTAGAACTAACGATGCAATTAGTTTGCAATTTAGTGATGGCACATTTGGCGACTTACCTCTAGGAACTTTTAGAACCTATTATCGTGTAAGCAACGCATTGAGTTATACAATTAATACACAAGACATTAGAAATGTAAGCATCTCTTTTCCGTATATTTCTAATGCAGGTCAGCAAGAAAATTTAACAATATCAATGAATTTGGCCAGCAGCGTGTCTAATGCTGCAATTCCTGAAACCAGCGACGATATTAAAGCAAACGCTCCTCAAACATACTATACACAAAATCGTATGATTACTGGAGAAGACTACAACATTAGTCCGTTATCTGCTAGTACTCAAATAGCTAAAATAAAAGCAATTAACAGAACCAGTAGCGGCATTAGTAGATATTTTGATCTTTCAGACCCAACAGGAAAATACAGTTCGACAACTCTATTTTCTGATGACGGAGTAATTTATAAAGAAGAATTTCAAAATTCGTTTAGATTTTCTTATACTAATAAGACAGACATTGAAGGTATTATCTATAACAGTATAAATGATATTTTAAAAAATGTTGATTTAAGAAACTTTTACTATGAAAAATTTTTAAATTACGTAGAAGGCCTAGACACTATTTGGACCAATGTTACAAGTGACACAGGGTTATCTACAGGATATTTTAGCGCCGGCGCAGGAAATGCAATTTACAAAGTAGGTAGTTTTACTTCAACCGATTTAAAATATATTAAAGCAGGCGCCTTGATAAAATTTACTGCTCCTGCTGGTTGGTATTTTGATACATTAAACAATAATAAATTAGTCTACGGAGCATCGACTGTAAAAGGCGGCACAACAGAATTATGGGCAGAAGTAGTAAATGTAGTTAATGACGGCACAGGAGACGGTACCGGTGTATTGTCCACTGGATTTGGGCCTGTGACACTGAATAGAACTATTCCTTCTTTGACAACCGGCTCAGGTGTAAATCCACAATTATCGTTGATTATTCCAAAATGGAGAACAGTGATTGATTCTGATACAATCAGCACTATGATAGATTTAATTTATTCAAATAAACCATTTGGTTTAAGATATGATGCTGTGACCCAACAATGGAAAATTGTATTTGAATTAAACTTAGATACAAAGAATGTGTTTAGCTTGGGTAAACAAGGCGACCAAACTAACTTAAGACAAGATGCTAGTTGGTTACTATTGTTCACAACGGATAATGAATTCTATACTGTTATATCACGCTGCCAACGATATATTTTTGAAAGCGATACTCAAACTAGATTCTATTTTGAATCTAGCAATAAGATATATGATAGTAAGACAAATGCAGTAGTAAAAGATTTGATTAACATTTTAAGTGTTAATACTAAACCTGATAGCACATCGGCTTTTACATACGATCAAGCATGGGATATAGAAAAAGAATACATTGGCATTGATGGGTATGTTGATACTAAAAAGTTAATTGTTTCTTTTGCAGATTCAGATGACAATGGCGTTGTAGACGATCCTGAGTTATTTTTAAATATCGTAGAACCTCCAGTTATCGGAGAAACTGATTCGTTAATACTACAGAAAAAATATATTGTTCAAGAAAAATATTCAATAAGTCAAGGTCAAGAAGACTATCGATATATTGACAATTCTAATCAACTTGTTCTTATAAAAGCTAGTAAAAATTTTGTATCTGTAAACGAACGAAAAACAGGGCAGTATTTTTATTTTATTGATATTAATGCTCTTTTCAAGTACAACGATAAATTACCAGATCCGTATGTTCCTACTTTAGATTATAAAGTTTATCTTGGCAGAGATAATTTAAAATTTCAATATATTCATAATGCAGATTACGACAGCAGGATTGATCCAGGCGCAAGTAATATTATAGATGTTTACTTACTAACAAAAAGTTTTGACATAAGATTTAGACAATGGCTAAGTGGTGCAATAGATACTCGACCACTGCCACCGAGTTCAAATGAGTTATATGATTTAATTTCTTCAAACTTAAACCTTATCAAAACAATCAGCGACGAGATAGTATATCATCCAGCAAATTATAAAGTTTTATTTGGACAATCAGCAAGTCCAGATGTACAGGCAAGTTTTAAAGTTATCAAAAATTCTAACAGAGTAGTGTCTGATAATGATATTAAAACAAGAATTGTATCAGCAATAGAAGAATTTTTTGCTTTAGAAAATTGGGACTTTGGTGATACGTTTTATTTCACAGAACTATCTGCTTATGTAATGACTCAGTTATCTCCAGATATTTCAAGTTTTGTTATAGTTCCAAGACTTAGCGGACTTGGATTTGGAAGTTTGTTTGAAATAAAATCTTCTGGTGACGAGCTATTTGTTAACGGCGCAACAGTTGATGATGTTGAAATTATCTACGGAATAACTAGTTCATCGATTAAATCTGTAGCTGGAACCACATCAACATCAAACACAACTTCTCAACAGACTATATCAAGTTCTTCATACGGAGCAAACAATGGCGGATAAAATTAATCCTACAGGCGGAAAAGTATCTAGTTCAGAACTACTTCCAAGATATTATAGAACAGATTCAAATAAAAAGTTTCTGCAAGCCACAGTTGACCAATTAATACAACCAGGTACTGTAAAAAAAGTTAATGGTTATGTAGGAAGACAAAATAGTAAATCAACAACAGGCGAAGACATTTTTGTTCAAGCCGCAGATTCTGTTCGTCAAAATTATCAGCTTGAGCCAGGATTAATTATCAAAGATGAATTAGAAAATACAACATTTTTTAAAGACTACCAAGATTATATTAATCAAATAAATGTTTTTGGCGGCAATGTTAAAAATCATTCTAGGGTAAATCAACAAGAATTTTACAGCTGGGATCCTCATATCAATTGGGATAAATTTGTAAATTTTCAGCAATATTTCTGGCTACCGTATGGCCCTGATCCTATCAAAATTGTTGGCGCACAAGAAAGCATTGTTAGCACTTACAAAGTTGAAATTAAAGCTGAAGCTGATAATAACACTTATGTATTTTATCCAAACGGTTTAATACAAAATCCAAGTATTCAGTTGTATAGAGGTCAGACATATCGTTTTGAAATTAATAGTCCTGGTAATCCTTTTAGTATTAAAACTAAAAGAATTGATGGCGAAACATACAGATATGACATACCAGAAATTACAGGTAATGCTGTTGAAGTAGGTGTGATTGAGTTTTTCGTTCCAATGAATTCGCCAGACATAATTTATTATGTAAGTGAAGCAGATGTAAACTTAGGTGGTGTTTTTCAAATTTTATCAATAGATGAAAATACAACATTTAACCTTGAAACAGATTTATTAGGTAAAAAAACTTACACATTGCCTGACGGAACTTCATTAAGCAACGGCATGAAATTATCCTTTGTTGGAAATATTATTCCAGAGCATTATAAAGTTGGAAATTATTATGTTGAGGGTGTTGG